AATTCGTGGAACTATCCCTGCCTCAGGTTGAGAAGTGGCTCCGTATTTATCCCGCGCTGAAATCGGCTGTGGAGAAAGCAACCGCTGACCATGAGCATCGTATGGTTCAACTTGCCGCTCACCACGCCGAACGGGACGGAAAACTTGCCATCGCAATCCTCGAACGCCGTCACGCGCAGTGGAATAAAACCGAGAGGCAGGAAATCAAACAGGAAACGCAGGGAACCGTCAGTCCGGAGCTATTGCGGGCATTGGCGGGAGCACCTGAGAGGGTTAGACCACGGGAGGGTACGCCCCCCATAGCGTCATAGTATATAATATACCCCCCTCAAATTATCGGAGCACCAAAAAAGTGGCCCTAAGACTAAAGAACCCCCTGAAATCAGCTAAAATCTCTAAGAAAACGGCTGGTGAAATACAGACAAAGGTAGCTAAAAAGGGAGATAAGCCCCTAACTAAGCGTGGAATAGTGGAGCGATCTGCTAATTTGGAGAACTTCCCTGAGTTATTTCTGGGCATGAAGCCGTATGAGTGGCAGAAACGCGTTCTAAGCGATCTTAATTTCAAGGAGGCCCGTGTAGCCATGAAGGCAGCAAACGGCTCAGGAAAGACCGCTGTGGTCGCAGGAGCGGCTGTTCTGTGGCACATGATAAGATTCCCTCAAAGCCTGACGATTACGACGGCTGGGGTGTGGAGACAGGTGGAGGATCAGTTATGGCCTAACCTTCGTAAGTATATTGCCAATCTGGGTGACGGGTGGAGGGTTACGAGTAATGAGCTAGAGCACGCGAATGGGTCTAGGGCTATTGGGTTTAGTACGAATGATGCTGGTAAGTTTGAGGGCTGGCATAGGCAGGGGCCGTCAGACAACCTTATGATGATAGTTGATGAGGCTAAGACTGTTCCTGATTCTATATACGAAGCTATAGCTAGGTGTCAGCCCAGTCGATTGCTAGTGATGTCAAGTCCGGGGGGGCCGTCTGGTGCTTTCTACAGGGCATTTACTAAGGAGGCTAGTTATTGGGATACGCATAGTGTCACGGCCTTCGACTGCCCACATATACCTAAGGATTGGATTGATGAGCAGACGGAGAAGTGGGGGATTGAGCATCCGTTGGTGAGGTCTATGATTTATGGGGAGTTCATGGACTTGGGCTCTGAGAACTTGGTGATACCTTACAACAGTTTACAGTTCTGCTATCAGAATCCTCCGTCGAAGAGGTCTGGTAGAAAGCTGGCCTTCTGTGATTTTGCGGCGGGGGGTGATGAGAATGTGCTGTGTGTGCGGGATGGGAATGAGATATTGCCCCTTAAATGCTGGAAGGAGAGGAACACGATGGAGGGTGTGGGGCGGTTTATTATGGAGTTTAAGAAGATGGGGCTGGAAGCGCAGAATATATACGCTGATGCGGGAGGTCTGGGTATTCCTATGTGTGATGCTTTGGCCGAGGCGGGCTGGGTGGTTAACAGGGTAAATAATGGCAGCAGGGCGCATGATGACAGGCACTATGGGAATAGAGGGGCAGAGATGTGGTATGAGTCTGCTCGCATGATTGAGAAGGGTGATGTACGTTTGCCTGAGGATGATACTTTAGTTGAGCAGCTTACCACTAGACTGGGGAAGACTAACAGTAAGGGTAAGCTAATGCTGGAGAGCAAGGATGATATGAGGTCTAGGGGGCTTAATTCGCCGGACAGGGCTGATGCGCTGGTTGGAGCTTTAGCTTGCGGTGGAGTTAATAACCCAGCAGTCTTGGGATCGCGCAAGAGCGTCTTCGATCTTATCTGGCCGGATGAGGATGCTTATGAGTCTAGTTATGGGGTGGCTGGTATGGATGCAGGATAATGGGCGTAAAGACACACAACTTCAGCACTGGGAAATTCAAGATACACATTGAGGACATTGACGGGCTTTGTATAGACTCTGACGTAATTCCCGATAAAGAAAAGTCCATCACTATAAGCCCCCGACTGAAAGGCAGAAGAAGGTTAGAGGTTATTATACATGAATGCCTCCATGCAGAGTATCCGTCTATACCTCAAGAGAACGAGGAGCAATGGGTTGATACTGCCGCACTTAACATTTCAAAGCTCCTTTGGCGCATGGGATATAAGGAATAATGTATTTTACTCTATTCTATTATACTCTACTCTCTTGTGAGTATTCTGGAGAAGGTCGGAGAAACCGGAGAAAGGCTTTTGGGGATTGTCATAGGATGGAAAAATTATTACGAATAGTGGAGCGCGAATGCGTATGGTTTGCGGAGAGATTCCGTGACGGCTCGCTCTCTCTGGGGGTTCTTGAAACAAAGCATTCGTGCTACTAGATATATGGGATGGATAGAAGGAATACTTGGAGCTACTGGTGCTGGATTATCTATCTGGCTGTGGTGGCTCAGGAACAGGACTGCGACAAAAAAGGAGAAGAAGGATCAAAATGCTGCGGATAGCCACAAGCACAATGCTGATGTTATTGATGACCTCTTGCGGTAGCATTGGGCTGCTTCCAGTCACCAGACTACCGGAGGGCAACGTCAAGCGTCTGACGGAAATGCCTGAGTTTCAGTCCGTAAAGGAATCCTCAGAGGGGGTTAAGCGTTGGGCGAAGGAAGCCTTGCACTCAGTAAACGACTTAGAATATCAATTAAGGATTAAAGATGACTAACAGGGCAGAACTACACGACAAGATAACTGGCGACATTAAGGGTAGGTCAAGGTGGGAGCAGCGTCAAAGCCTATGGTACGAGATGCGGCACACCGGACTCCGAAGGAAGAATAAGCCTTGGAACAATGCAAGCGACCTTCACTTCCCTTTATCTGACTCTGTTGTTGAGAGACTGAAACCGTTCTACTATATGCAGATCGTGGGGATGGACACCATAGCCTCATTTATTCCGATGAGACAGCAGGATGGGGGATTAACTGTTACAGCCGAGCGGTGGTTTGATTATAAGATAAAAGAGAGCACTAACTTTTTATCAGAGGGGCTTACATGGATAGATCACGGGCTGATGAGCGGAAGGTCAGTTGTTAAAATCTATTGGGACGCTCAGAAGAAGAAGGTTCAGTACGATGCAATAGACCCCATGATGATTGTGGTTCCCGAAAAGACTCGCAACCTTCAGGAGTCAGAGCGGGTAGTGAATATAATGCAGATGAGCGTAGATTCGTTTAAGAGCAATCCACTCTATTCCGGCGTTGACGTAAACGAGATACAGTCCAAGAGGGGCAAGGTCGGCAACAGTAATGAAAAAGAGGTGAACACATATCGCCGCGAAGGAATTAACTATAGCTCTGACCTGAACAGGATAATTCTGTGGGAGGTTTATGAGAAGAAGGACGGCAAGGTTTTTGTCCAGACGTTCTGCCCAGAGGTTGCCAGCATGGATGTTCGTCCGATAATGGAGCTGGATTACAACCACGGCAGTTACCCATTCGTTGATTTCAGTTACGAGATAAAGGACAAGGGCTGGTATTCCCCCAGAGGAGTTTGTGAGATACTAGCACCGTTTGAGTCTTCGCTTTGTAAGATGTGGAACGAGAAGCATGATGCTATGACTCTCTACAACCGCCCGATGTTTAAGACGGACAGAGATATTCCCAACAGCAGTAACATTAGACTTTCCCCTGCCCAGATACTTCCGGTTGGTTTAGCTCCCGTGCAGATGAGCAGCCCTCCGATTAGCTGGGATCAGGAAATCGAGATGACACGATATATCGCGGAGCAGCGTATAGGTATGCCCGACTTTGGCGTACAATCAATGCAAAATAAAGGCGACAGACGAACGGCAACCGAAATCAACGCGATCAGCGGATTAATGGCTGAATCGAATGACCTACGCGCCCGTGTGTTCCGCTTGTCCCTCGGATCACTATATCGGCAGTCTTGGAACCTCTATCTGCAATACAACAAAGAGGACTTAGACTTCCGGTATCGTGAGGATAATGGACGGATTGAGCCAGAAGCCTTTATGGGCGATTACGTTATCGAGCCAAAAGGCGGGCCTGACAGCCAGAACAGGGCACTGAAACTGCAACAAGCAATGCAGAGGAAGCAGTTGTTCGCTGGCTCACCGTTCATTAACCAAGCAGAACTGGACAGATCAATACTGGAACTGGACGACCCAAGCCTTGTTAGAAGGATGTTCCTAGACCCTCAGATGAGGCAGCAGCATGAAGGGCTTGAGGAGGCTAATAACATAGGAATAATGGAAACCGGATTCCCTGTGCCAGTCAGGGGGGATGAGAATTTTGAAATAAGGATAGGAGTTTTGGTTCAATATCTGGATCAGAAGATGGGATCGGGTGAAGGAATATCAGAGCAAACTCAACAACTAATCGTTATGCGTATAAGTGAATTGCTGGACGCCTATGAACAGGCCAACCCGAATGCAGCAAGGCAGCTACGCAAACAGCTCGCCGACTCAGCCGCCTCTTTGGCCGAGGAAAGGCAGATGGGTGCATTGCCGGATGGGGAAGAAGAACAACAGCAAATGCCGCAATGAGAAGAGAGACTATAAGAAGTATTACGAAGAAAACAGAGAGAGAATAAGGGAAACTCAGCGGCTATATTATCAGCGCAATAAGAAGAGGCTTCGTGAAAGGGCTTCCTTGTATTATTACGCGAACAGGAAGAAGGTGCGCGAAGACCAGAAGGTGTACTACGATAAGTACAAAGACCTTATAAATAAGCAGCGCACTGAAAAGATGAGGAATAACCCAGAGCTAAGAATTGTAGCAAATCTGAGATCAAGGCTGTCGTCTTATATTTCTGGAAAAAGTAAAAGAACCCTGCAACTGCTCGGATGCGAAAGAGATCATTTAATTACCCATTTGCAAGTTCAGTTCAAAAAGGGGATGAATTGGGATAATTATGGGAATAAGTGGGCAGTAGATCATCATATACCAATCACAGCTTTTGACTTAAATAATAAGAAGGAATTCGAGGCTTGTTGGCACTTTAGTAACTTGAAACCTATGTGGGTTAAGGATAATATAAGAAAGGGTAATAAGATATGCTTAGAAAGATAAGGGCTATGATGCTCTTTGCCAGAGAGATCGGTTGGGTTAATGAGCCTAGCTGGACAAACGAGGATGCCAAGGTTCTTGAGTTATTCCTCAGTTCAGACACGGGAAAGAAGTTAGGCATGACATTGTTGAATATGGTCATCAAAACTCAGTCTAGTTGTATAGAGAGTAAAAAAGACCTTGAATATAGCGCAGGATTTGCTAATGGTTTCAAGGGTGCGGTTAGTAGCATAGAATCTCTAGCCGACAATAAACTTTACGGGGGCTCAGAAGAGGATGAGCTGAGTAACCTCGAACTATAAAGACATCCTAACAATACATTTCTGGTTTGTGTCGATCAGGAATGAAATATAAAGACACGCCACAGGATAGCACGGTGCGGGTTATCTTGAAATAATGCACAAAGAGAACCATGAGTGAAGAAGTAGAAGGTAGGACATTGGAGCAGTTACAGGATATGGCTGCGGAACAGGATAGGTTATCGGGCTACGGTGAAGGTGAGCATCCCGCTGAAGTACCCGCTGCTGAAATTGAGCAACGGAGAAATGTAGGATCAGAACCTAAACCGGAACCAGAAAAACCTAAAGAGGAAACAAAGATTGAGGCTCCTGAGTCTAAGTCCGAGAAGCCCTCCCCTGAACCGGAAGCTGCCGCTGGGCCTCCAGAAGTACCTGATAGTTCTTTGACAGTTGAAGTTGACGAAAGAACGAGTAAGTCTGAAAAACGGCTTAACGAATCTTGGCGTAAACTTAATGCCACTAAAGAGGAACTGGCCGATAAGGAGCGTGAGCTTGAGGAACTGAGAGGAACCTTGAATGAACGAGCCCAGCCAGCAGCCTATGTTGATGAGGACGGGAATACCGCAGAGGATTATGATGCCGCTGCCAAGAACTTTGAACTGGATGGCGAAGGCCGATTAGCTGAAAAGGCTAGGGAGCAAGCCGAAAGGGTAAGGGAAATGGGGCGGAACAACCAAGTGGAAAGAAACGATAATCAGTTCAAGAAGGAGTGGGGCGACAATTTTGATCGTGCCGCAGATTCATATCCTGAACTGAGAGACGCTGACTCCACATTCCGTAAGGCGGTAAATGGAATCCTTCAGGAAAGACCTGTGCTCGCTACATATTCAGGAGGCATTGTTGACGCAGCAGATATCGTTGCCATGCAGATGAAAGTCGAATCTTCAGGACAACTTCAGGAACAGATCAACACTCTTCAGAAGGAGAATGATGGTCTAAAAACTAAACTATCCATTGGTGGCTCCGAGCCCTCATCGGCCCCTGTAGGGTCTAGGGCATTTAGCGAGTTGACCTCGGAAGAACAGTTTGCGGAATTACAACGCCGCGCTGCCGAAGTCGATGCCGCTGTAGCTCACTAATGGAGGAAACGCATTAAATAATGGCTACACTATCAACAACCAATCCCGCGTCGATTGCTAACGAGTATCAAACATACTTCAGTAAGCAGTTGTTAGATTACGCGGTACAAGGTTTACGAAAAGCTGAGTTCGGAAAAACTGCACCACTACCAAAAAATGCTGGTGCTCAGACTATCCGATTCTTCCGCTTTAATGAACCATCAGCATCCAGCGTGGTAGACCTCACTGAAGGAACCGCGATGGCATCTAGCGCATATCGTGAGCTGACGCTTGCTTATGTCGAGGCGACCCTGAACCAAATCGGTCAGGTAATCGCTGTAACAGACGTACTCAACGCTACCTCGCTACTAAACATCATGTCCCAAGCCATCAAAACAAATGGTGAGGACGCTGCGTTATACTGTGACAACCTCATTCGTAACGAGCTGGTTAATTCCGGTGACACCGATGAGAGTGACAGTCGCACCAAGAAGTATTCTGGAACAGCTACCACATTTGCTGAACTGGACGCCTTGACGGATGCGAACGGTAAAATTGACGCAACCGACCTATTGGACAGTGTTACCCAGTTGAAGATCAATCGTGCTCCCCAAATTTCTGGGCAGTATGTTATGATCGCTTCACCTCAAGTAACACGCGACCTAATGAACAACTCTGACTGGCTCGAAGCCCATAAGTACAGTGCTGTTCAAGGTTTGTTTAAGGGCGAAGTGGGCTCGTTCCACGGCGTGAAGGTAATCGAGGACACTAACCCATACATAGAGGGATCAGCCGCCGATAAAGGTACTTATAATGCCTCCGGTGATGTATTCTCATCTATCATCTTGGGTGGTGACGCCTTTGGTGTTCCGGCATTAGCTGGCGACTCACCGAAGTCTCCCTCAATAGTTATTACGGACACTCCCGATAAGAGCGATCCGCTTAACCAAACCACGACAATCGGCTGGAAGGCACATTACACCGCTAAGGTACTGAACGAAAATTGGTTCATCGTCCTTCGCTCGAAATCTGCCTACTCGCATGGTGGTTCCTAAGACTGAATAATCAAGCTGGGGGAGCGTAAGAAACTCCCTCGGCCTTTACACTTTAAGGTTCTGATGCCGTTATACGTTTACGAGAATGACAGTGGAGATAGAGTGGAGGAGTTAAGGTTGTCCAAGGATAAGGATGTGTGCCCAGAGGGATACAAGAGGGTGGTCATTCCTCAACCCGTAGCCTTCACGGGAGTAGCTTCAAACCCAAGCAATATGAAAGATGGAGTTTTGAAGGGGTACTACAAGCAGGAATGCGATCACGGCAGCAAATGGAAGTCTGAGTTCAGCAAAAAACAAATTAAACAAGCATGGGGGTAACTAATGCCTAGAGAAGATATTAATGATGTAGGAACGATGGTGTCCAACACAACTTGGGACAACGATCTAATAGTTCGTAGGGGAGGTGGCGTAATGCTGGGCCTTCTAGGGTCATCTAAAAAAACGAGCGCACAATGGGTTATGGTGTTCGATAGCAAGACTGCCGTAAGTGACGGGACAGCCCCCGCGATACATCCCATATTCATAGCGGCTGAAGATAACTTCTATATTGAGGTTCCGGTACGAGGAATGAACTTCGAGAGCGGTATTTATGTAGCCAACTCAACCACCAACACAACGCTCACCTTGGGTTCTGCCGACTGTTGGTTTACGGCGGTGATAATATGAGTCAAAGTAGTTCAACTTTAGTCGGCCATGATGCTCATCTCTGGACGGAAAGCGGCGATGATGTCTACCGCAGTTCCGGCAATGTCGGCATAGGTGCTGCGTCTCCAACCTCTCCCCTTCATGTAGAAAAATCGGTCATGGGCAATAGTGATTACCTTGCCTACCTATACAACGGTGATTCCGGTACAACACACCACGGACTTAACGTACAGATAGCTGCCTCGGATGCAGGGTCATATGGTCTGCGTGTTAGCACAGGCTCCAACACTAACTCTCTTGCCGTGATGGGGGATGGCAACGTCGGCATAGGTACTGCGTCTCCGAGCTCTCCCCTTCATGTCCAAGGTGTAGCATCCGGTGTTGGTCTACGAATTGAAGATACGGGAGTAACTGATGGAATTTACTTTTACGAGAATGGAACAGCCCTTGGAGTCCTCGGTTATGGTGATGACGGGAATATAGTAACTGGTGCTTCCGCTAATTCAATGACACTGCGAGCAACGAACGCACTTCACTTCGCTACAAATGGAAACAATTTAAGGGCTACTATAGATTCTTCGGGCAACGTCGGCATAGGTACTTCGTCTCCGTCACGAAATCTATCCGTATATGGAGCCTCTCAATCCAACATAGCACTGTTCACATCTGGAACCGGAACCACAACCAGTGACGGGCTACAGCTAATAACGGACGGTGCGGCTGCTTATCTTGAGTTCCGCGAGAACGGCCCGATGCACTTTGCAACCAACTCAAGCCAACGCATGACCATTTCTGCGGCGGGCAACGTCGGCATAGGCACTGCGGCTCCATTAGCCAAAATTGACGTTTTGGGAAGCGACTCGTATCTGGGGATGTTCAGGAACACGCAAGGGGGAATCAGACTTCAAACGGATTCTTCGTTAAATCATATTGTTAGTAGAGGTGCCGCCGACAGCGGGTATAGAGATTTGGAAATCAGAGCAGCCGCTAGTGGTTCGGGAATGACAATCACAACCGGAGGCAATGTCGGCATAGGAGGTACTCCAGCAGCTAAATTATCCGTGATGGGAGATAATGCGCTGCGTACTGTATTGCAGATAAAAGAGGAAGGGGCTGGTGATCCTAGTATATGGTTTACTCTGGATGACTCTGTTGGAACCCCGTTTGCTATGGGTGTGGACAACAGCAACAGTGATTCATTCGTAATTGCTGGCAGTTATGACCTAAACTCTAATCCGAGATTAACAATCGACTCGTCAGGCAAGGTCGGCATAGGTACTACGGCTCCGTCTAAAGCACTTCATGTGGTCGGGGGGTCTGGAGACGCTATTCTTGTCGATAATAAAATCACTGGAGCGGGGAGTTACCTAATCCTTGATACGGCAAGTGCTGGCGATTTAGTCGTAAGGACGGCTGGCTCTCATCTGATGTCTGTAAACAGCACGGGCGTTGGTATAGGCACTGATGATCCAACAAACGCAAAGCTAGTAATAAACCACGCAGGCACATCAACTCCCACAGATAGCATAGAGCTGTTGGGAACCTCCATAACTACGGGGGGAGGAACTGGACTTTTCCTAAAAGCCTCAAACTCCACGACAGCATCTAGGTTCGGAGCGAGGGTACATACAGTTCGGGAGGCAACAAACAACGGGGCTACATCGCTTGTGTTTAGCACGGACGACAGTTCCTCGTTGAATGAAGCTATGCGAATCGACTCGGCAGGCAGGGTCGGCATAGGAGGTACGCCAATATCGGACTCAAAGCTGGATGTTTCGGGCGCGGGGACGCAACGGGTTTATGTGCGTGAAACAGGCTCCACTGTTAGCACGAAACTCTTGTCAACCACATCAAAAGGGGTGATTGGGACAGAGACGAACCATAACTTTGAAATTGCGACCAATGACGCAACAAGATTAATCATCGACTCGTCAGGCAAGGTCGGCATAGGAGGCACACCAGTTAAACCCCTGCACGTCTTTGGAGATGCTGGAATGTCTGTTCAGAGAAGCACTGACGATAGCGTATTTATTATAAATAATGTAGGTGATGAGTGGCTTTTACAATCCTCCTTCGGATCAACAGGCTCCTATGACCCGATTGTGTTTAAGACATCGGACGCCGTGCGGATGCGGATTGAAGCCAATGGGGCAATTGGAATTGGCGGAGCAAACTACGGGACTTCAGGTCAGGTCTTAACCAGCGGAGGTTCTGGAGCCGCCCCAACTTGGGAAGATGTTTCGGGCGGCAGCAGTGCTTGGACAACTAGCGGGGATGATATTTATTACAATACTGGCGACGTCGGAATAGGCACTACGTCTCCGACAGCAAAGATTGAAATAGTCCAAACAGCGGCAACCCGTGGATTCCAAGTCATCCGCAATGAAGATCAAGCTAACACCGAGGCTCTTGCTTACTTCACGGACGAACACCCTTCAAGTACTCAAGCTACTGTCCGAATCCGAAACGATGGTACTGGTGATGCGTTACAGGTCATGGATGGCTCTAGCTCCGCACTTATCGTCGATGGGTCGGGCAAGGTCGGCATGGGTACTGCGGCTCCGTCGCAACAACTTGACGTAAGAGAGGATCACAATGGGTCAACGATTATTCAAGCAACCAATGAGGGCACTGGCGCGTCCGCACAAACCCAATTAAGGGTCAAGTCCAACTCTGCACTCGGACTCATCACTATCCAAGATGACGGTTATACTTCGTCCGGTCTTTACCAAGCAGACGCGCTTTCGATTTTCGCCGCAAGCACGGCATCTGGAGGTTTGATTCTCGGCACTGAAGGCGACCATGATGTTTCGTTCTATCAGAATAACGCATCTAAAATGACCCTCGATGGCACTGGGTTGGGCATAGGCACTTCGTCTCCTGATAAGGAGTTACATATACATCACGCATCTTCTGCGGTTATCAAAATATCAAATGATACAACAGGACAAGGGGCTACTGACGGGTTTTTGTTAGGACAAGCTGCTGCTGCTGGTGCGATTGAGCTATGGAATTTTGAAAACTCATATACACGGTTTGCTACTAATAATGCCGAACGGATGCGAATCGACAATTCAGGCAACGTCGGCATAGGTACTGTGGCTCCGTCTGGCACTTGTCATATCGTATCTTCTGACTCAAATACCCAGTTAATCGTTGAGGGTACAGGGACTAACGCTCACACCAGAGTAAACCTAAAGAGTCAAGGCACTGGTAGTGGTATCATACAGGTTCAAGGTACTGAATGCCTACGGATCGGGGCTAGAGGCCAAGTTCAAACGACCGCGAAGGTTATCACTCCAAGCTCATCTGCTACCGTCACTTACGAAGTGGACATGGGCGGGAGCAATATCCAGAACCTCGTATGCCATGAAGATAATCAGGATATTACAATTAATGTAACCAATATGGACGCAGCCCGTGCGATTAAGCTGCACGTTGATTTTAGCAATGTTTCATCATTTAGCTCACTAACAGTAAATTGGAACACTAACCAAATTTATGACGATATGGCAGGAGGCATGGTTGACGGTATAGGTGACGACTTGATTGGAGCAGGTACTTTCTATAACTATATGGTTGATCTTGTCGCATACGGAACCAGCGCAAGTGATGTTTATGGCTCTGCTACTCAATTCTCATAAAATAAAACAAACAAATAAATATTATGCCTAACACATACGCATACACTCGTCTGGAACCCTTGGTAACGACACAGGAGGTTAATGGCCAGCAAGAAAAAGTCGTAGAAACCCTAGTGGCTGGAATGACGGCTCAGAGTGATGATGGATACAGTGCCTACATTGACACTGCTATCTCCTGCCCACTCGACCCAGACAACTTCGTCACCTTTGATGAGATTGATGAGGCTTGGGCGGTTGCAAAGGCTGAAGCTGTTGCCGAAGAGAAGGGCTGGAAGGCGTCTTTGGACAAGCAGATTGAAGCTGCCCGTACACGGCCACTACCAGCTAAGTTCAAGTTTCAGGAGCCTGCACCGGAGCCTGTAGTGGAACCCGCTGAATAATTCTAGGATACTTCGGGTGGAGTGATAATTATGAACGATCTGGAATGGATGAAAGTGTTCGGGGTAAACGGAGGTGTTTTCGCCACTGTATCCCTGTCTGACTTTGAGTTGGTTCTAAAGATACTAATGCTTGTTCTAACCTGTGTTTGGACTGGTGTAAAAATTGTTAAACTTATGAAGGACGATTAAGATATGCCGCACGGAAAAGGAACATACGGGAGTAAGGTAGGCAGACCACCCAAGAAGGGTAAAAAGAAGCCTAAGAAAATAAAAAGTAAACCTAGAGGATAATATGAAGAAAGACAGTATATTAAATGGAGTAATTAGACACATACTAACTGCTGGCGGTGGAGCACTGGTGGCAAAGGGTGTTGTGGCTGAGACTGAGATAGAGGCACTTGTAGGTGCTTTGATTACAATTATCGGTGTAGTGTGGTCGGCACTAGCCAAGAAGAAGAAGGAATAAAATGCCAGATTTAAGCCGTGGGCACACATACAGCAGTGGAGATGAGGTTAATCACAGTAACCTTAATAATCTTGTTGGGAACGCCACCATAAATGATAATTCTATAACGGCTGCAAAAATAGCCAGTGGTGCGGTGACTACCACGGAGATTCTTGATGCCACAATTGCAACGGGTGATATTGCTAATGACGCTATAACCTATGCTAAGATTCAGGACACCGTTACTGACAATAGGGTTCTTGGGGCTGGAACTGCTGGCACTGTCTCGGAGGTACAAGTAAATTCCGATATGCTCGCTACTGATTCCGTAGCTACGGCTAAGGTTGCTGACAATGCAATCACTCTCGTCAAGCTGGAGGACGGAACTCAGGGTGATATTCTATATTACGGCGCGTCTGGTGCTCCAGCAAGGCTAGGGTTTGGAACCTCTGGGCAAGTCCTTAAAACCCAAGGCACGGGGGCGAATCCGGTTTGGTCTACGTTAGTGACAGCATTTGCACAGGCTTCGCTAACCGGAACCAAAGAGGTTTATAACCATTCATCCGAGTCCGTTGACCCCGTTGAAGGCACGCGTGATGATGAAGAAGCGTTCTGGCTTGTCGAGGATGATAACGGTGACAGCATGGACTTGAGCCTAACCGTAGCAAGCGGAAGTAAAGTTAAGCTGACTATTGACCTAGAAACTGACACAAACCACTCCCCCATCGGCGTAGGTGTCCGCGTTCAACGAACTGTTGATAGTGGGACAACTTGGACTGACCTTCCGCGAGGAGATACAGCGTCAACTAGAGTCCGTTGTGCTTTCACCGTCACGCACGGAAATGACCAACGCAATACAGGTCGCTCAACTTGGCATTACATTGATAGTCCTGCATCTACAAGCGTTCGTTACCGAGTGATTTACACCGTTCACCCTAATTACCATATCTATCTGAACAGGGAATACAGTCTGGACAGTGACGGGGATTCAGGAGGGGTAAGCACTTCGGAGTATCGGTCTACCTCTTACTTTCTGGCCGAGGAAATTCAGCAATAATGGAGTAATATGACCAAGGCAGCATTAGCGCAATTTGTGGCAGATAAGGTTCAGAAAACCGACCAAGGAAGCCTTAACTTACTGAAGTCATTCATTGACCGAAGATATGAGATGATATGGGATTCTGCATTATGGAGAGAGAGTCTTGGAACAACATCATACACGGTAGCTATAGATACTCAGGAAGTTACCCTTGACTCAACTGTTGACTTCCCTGTTGCCGCAGTGTGGGATGATAAGGAAATTACTCCTGTTGACTACTCGGCAGTATTCCAGATAGACCCAACCCTCTTCAATGACTCAGGAGAAGTGGTTAACTTTATTGTAACAGCAAAGAGTAGCTCTGGGGCGGCGAAGATTAAATTACTAAGGAAACCTAAAGAATCCAAGACGCTCCTTATTCTGGGAAAACTCAAGATTACGTCCCTTGGAGACTCTGACTCTCCGCTTATCAAGGGCACAGATAACTCCCTGCTTGCTTTCGTTGAGGGAGATATGCTTGAGCACTTACGTCAGTACCAGAAAGCTCAGATGAAATATCAAGAAGCAGCCTCCCAGCTACAGATAGCTAAAGACATGGAGAACCATCAAGCTGCTTCAAACACAAGGATAATACCGGAGGTTAAGAGTGATTGGAACACAACTGACTTCTTATAATGCCCGTACACTACAATGACGGTCTTGACGACCAGCTTGCTTACGACCTCACTGGCACTTTCATAGGCGGTCAGATAAGCAATGTACGCGCAAATCTCCTAAAGGACTCTCAGTTTTCAGAAGCCAAGAACATGGACATAGACAGGTTTGGTGCTATAACCACCCGTCGAGGCACATCTTTGGTTGGCTCAACATTAACCAATCCCATCTTAGGATTAAGCTACTTTGACACTCCATCCTACGAAGAGATACTGGCTGTATCCAACGGAGTCCTCTATAAGTCTACTGGCTCCTCTTTCTCATCCGTATCTGGCTACTCGCCTCAGGCAACAAGCAATGTCGAGTTTGCTCAGTTGGTTGATAAGGTTTATATGTCCAGCGGTGAGACTTCATCAGACCCAGACACTACCTATTACGTTGGCGGTGGGACATCATGCACTTCCGTATCAGCAGCCCCTAAGAGCAAGTATCTGGTGACTCACACTAACAGGCTATTCGCCGCCAACACTGAGAATTACGATGATGAAGTGGCTGCGAGTGATCTTTTGGATGGGGGTACTTGGGGCTCATCATTCCAGTTCAGGGTTGGAGGTGGTGAGGGCGATCCGATTGTCGGAATAGTTAGCTGGTATAACTTTAATCTGCTTGTGTTTAAGAAGAGGTCTATTCATGTCATATCCACAGACCCCTCCCAGACAACGGCAGCTAACTGGAATGTTCACAGGATTGATAATACGGTTGGGTGTGAGAGTCACAGAACCATAGCTCAGGCAGGGGCAGATGTTTTCTTTCTTGCTAGAGATGGAGTTAGGACTGTCAGGACTATTTTATCCGGTGCTCAATCTTCCGTGTCCGAGCCTATATCCATACCTGTTGATGACTACATAAAGAGGATTAACTGGAGCCATGCCTCAAAGAGTTGCGCTAAGTTTTGGAATAATAGATACATAATAAGTGTTCCTATTGATAGCTCTACCACACCTAATTACACTCTTGTCTTTAATACTATAACTAAGTCTTGGTCTGGGTACTGGACTGGGTGGACTCCATTGTGCTTTTCTGAGTCTGGGTTTTCCAGCTTTCCTAAAATGATAATGGGAGATAGCTCTGGGAATGTATCTACATGGCTTGACTATATTTCCGAGTCGTCAGAATCAATCTCTACATTTCAGGATAATGGAACTGATTATGCCTCCAAGCTGGTTACTAGGGCTCATGTGTTTGGTGACCATCTGTCTCCCAAGCTAGGGAACCATGTTGATGTTGAGCTTAAAGGTCATATTGCGGGATCAGAGTCCGGCAGCTTCCTGACTACTCTTGATGGTGCTGGAGGCTCCGCTGAAATATCTCTGGACGATGGGGTATCTAATGCAGGAACCACCAACTCCCTGCCGATTAATTTGCCATTCAACCTCCCCACAGTTCGGGTTTTCAATAAGTCATATAACCTAACTACGCAGGGTGAATTTAACGAGATTCAGTTTACAGTACACTGGTCTAGCGGTTATCTTCATCTTAGGTCTATTAAGGCAAGTGCTTATATGAACACAATGGCTCTGGAGAAATGACTGATGACCACTCCACAAGATTTAGAATTACTGATATCATTAGCTTCTGTCGGGGGAGTGACACCAGAGGGCTCTGTTTCGGAGGATGGCCGGACAATATCTTGGGCATATACCTCAGGTTCCACCACGAAAATGGAAGTCTCTGTCTCGTCGAGGAGGCTGGTGTACTGGTCGGGATGGGAGTGGGATTCAGAATCAATGAAAGTGACTTGGATCGGCATTGGCAACCCTTCAACCCAGAGGGCGACAGTTTCTACCTCTCGGACGTTATATGTTCGGAAAGGTGGGTCGTGGACACTATCATCGATGAGATTGAAAAAAGGGCTCCCGATTGGAGAGAACTCAAGCTATTCGCTATTAGACATGGTAAGAGAAGAAGGATTCCACCAGAATTAATTGAGAGGGTTTTATATGGAAATAAGCGGCCCAGTAATAAAAGGAAGGCAGTATCAGGACAAGGTTCCGACTGCGAATATACTAATGGAGAAAGCAGCACCAGCAGGGGTGTATGTAGGGAGTGCGTTTGATATTAACGGATCGCTACTAGGAAGGTCTTTTGTTTTTATAACAGACTATTCCCCTGAGGTTGCAGAAACTTACATTACCGGATACTGGGGTAAGGAGCTTTATGGTAAGTTTATTGGTGTGGAAGATATGGTAAAACTAGATAGGGACGACATGAGACATCTTTATGATAATGCAATGAACGCTTGGGAGGATCACAATGTACGAGCAATGCCTTAATATAGCTAAGAAGATAACTGAATCATACCGCAATAAGTGGTGGGCTGCGGCTGATGCCGTTAACAAGGGAACCCCACCACCGCCAGCAACTCCAAACTATGCCGAGGCGAACCGTGAGGGGATCATTGCCGATGTGGAGAGTCTCCCTGCTCGGAAAGCTATTGAGGCTGCTGCCAAGATGGGTGGGCATGGTCAGGTTACAATAGGTGACAGAGCTATTGATTACGATTTCCGTGGAATATCTGACCTAGATCAACAGGTAGGAAATCTGGAGGGGTTCTCCCGCAGTGCAGATACTATGGCCCAGACTGCTCTTGATATCCAGAAGAAGTACGGTGCTCAGTTTGCTGATGAGGCATTGAAGCGGATTGAGGAGTCCGACCCTACGGGCTTTAAGGTTAGGAAAAGGCTTGCTGAGATGACCCTAGCCGAGCTTGAGAAAGGAACTCAGTTATCTGATGAGGAGGTTAGGGTTGCGGAACAAACATTCAGGCGTTCAGCGTCAGCGCGAGGAGGGTCTATGCTTGGCACTGCTCCGGCGATGCAGGAAACCTTATCTCAGTACAACATGGGCAGGAGGTTATTAGGTGATCGCATGAACATGGCTAGAGCATATATGGGTATGCCTCAAACGGCTCAGTTCGGTCAGGTGGCTGGTGCTCAACAGGGTGCGGCTCCGTTAATGGGTCAGCAACTACAGCAAGGTATGGGAGTGAATCCTAATGCTGGTGCTCTGGGTACTCAGTTTGCAGCTAATGTTTTCGGGACACAGGCGAGTATATACGGAACTCAAATGCAGAATCAAAGTGATCCGTTCGGGGCGGTTCTTGGAGGTGTAGCAAAAATAGGAATGACAGGTTTTGCTGGTGGCCTTGGAGGGATTGGTCAGGATGGTGGATTCTGGGGCGGTGTAGGTGGAGCATTTAGAAAATAATAGGAGAATATAATTATGGCGGAATATGGATTTGAAAAAGGCTGGAACGCTGCTGGTAGCGCACTAGACGAAATGAGGCAGGGCTGGAATGATGCCTCCAGAAGAAAAAGGGATGAGGCCGAGGCCAAGCTAGTTAAGAAGAAGGCTAGGGAGCTGGGGCTTAATATAAGGTCTAAGAAAAAAGGTGGATACTGGGATGAAAAGACCGACCTACCTAAATCTAGCTCCTTTTACCTAGAGAAAGCTAGTGAGCAAACTGATCCAGCAAGGAAAAAGGTTTATGAGGAGCTTGCTAAAGAGTCTGGTATGGAGTCGGGGCCGCTTACAGGGCAGTATCATGAGCGAGTAACAGCGGAAACTGGCGGTATGGTTGCTGATACTGATAAAAAGAAGATAGCCAATAGACAGGAAGGTGCCAAGGCAAGGCAGCTAGAAGCTGTTACTAAAGAATTAGGAAAATCTCCAGATGCCTACAAGAGAATTGCTGCGTCTCAAGTCATAAAGGGAGAAGTTGATATAGCTTCCACTGTAGCGGCTACTGCTAAGACCAAAGAAGAGACAGTGGGGCTAAAACATTCAAACAGCGTATTCATTGAAAACAACAAGGCGAACAACGCTCTGAACAAAGCAGAAAGTGAAGCGAGGGTAAAAGAAAGCGGGGAACGCCTCTTAAAAATTCAGCAGGAGATGGCCGCCACCGCTGCCACATCCGAGAAGGTGATAGAGCACAATGAAGTCCTTGACGATTATTCTGCAAGTGTATCAGAGATGATAGGCAGGGTGAGTGATGGTGAAAATGTATTACAAGACCTAAAAACAATAAGACAGGCAATAGCCGAGATGCCAACTTTCGTGTCAGGGAGCGTCACTGCAACGGAATCCGTTAATGCCAAGAGGGATGCGCTTGTAGCTCAGTTAAAGGTTAAAGAGCAAGAGTTGGTTAGCTCAAAACAGTTCAGGATAGCCAAGGAAAAGGAGGCTAATTCTGTAACCGCCATGTCTTATATTAATGGAGATCCAAAACTTAAATCTTTATATAAGAGCCTAGAGGGCGACCCAATATCACAGGCTGAAATGGAGATACCTATTTGGGTGGCTGAAAGGCTTACTGATGCTGGTGTGCCTCTTGGGGTTATGAGGGATAAAGATTTCAACGAGCAAGTCATGAGGGTTGTTCCGCACCCAGACCCAAATAAAAGACATTTCCCTGATGGTAAAGGTGGCTGGCAGTTTGATCCGAAAACGGGAAAGCTGTATACCAGAATGGTCATGATGGAGAATAGTGTCATGAATAACCTAGATGACTTTATAGGGGTCTGGAAAGCCAAGAGGACTCCTACTCCCATGGTTCGCGACTCACTTACTACAGGCGGACAAACGGGCCAAAGTGGAAAAATTGACATTGGATTAGGCAGCGCGACACCACCGCCGCCTAGGTATCAGGAATCTATGGAATCATCAGCAGCCTTCAGGGAGGGGAAAGACATTGATTTTGAAACATACGAAGGAAAAACTACTGGCGGGGAGATTGATGAAGTCCTCCATAGCTTGACTAATCGTGAAGAGGACAACCTTGCAACCGCAGTTAGGGGAATGACTGAGGAACGCAGAAAGGAAATGTACGATAAAACTCGTATGTCGAAGCAATGGCTTGATTATCACCTTGATAAGCCCTCTACTCCCGAAACCCCACTACCGTATCACAGCCGCTCCGCTGCCCCTGCTGTTTCCACTCCGGCTGCTGCTCCACCCGCATCTCCAGCCGCCCCTGAACCAACTCCACAAACCGAGCCAAATGAATCTGAGTTGAGAAGTCTTTCCGGCATAAATGAAGAGCAAGCTAAGGCACTGGACAAACTCGATGTGGATTGGAGAGATTCCAAGCTATCTGGCCCTAACTTAATAAGCAATGAAATATCCTCTGCCTCTAGGGAAGTTGAAAGGATTAAGGGGTCGATTAAGGAAAAGTCTACTACTCTTAAAAAAGGACACGCCGCCACAAAGCTTTCAGACCTATCAGGCATTGGAGGAACCACTAGCGCAGTAAATCTATCTCCAAGGGAAAAAATTGCTCTCAGGAAGGAAATTGAGAGAGATGAGATCGAATTAAAGGCAAGAGAGAAAAAACTTATAGAGCTTCAACGCCTCCTTAGCCCAAGAGATTCTAGCCCTTGGGAGGGTGGTGGTTCTCTTTCTATGGGGAGACTTCCTGAAGATAAGAAAAAGAAAGAAACCAAGCCAAAGCCGCGTAAGTATCGAAGCCCAAGCATGAATCCGAACCTTAATCCTAATTTGATGCCTAAAAAGAGCCTTAAGGCAACTGATAAGGCCGAAGGATAATTAGCTAATGTCCGACATTATAAAGCTATGGAGGGTTAAATACCCAGACCAGACTGCTGGCAAAAGTGATAGGGAGATTGCATTAGCTATTGCGGCTAGTGACCCTGCTGCTGTCTATAGGCATCGCTCAATAAGGGATCACGTTGAAGCAGCAAAGAGGGACACAGAAAGGTCTAATGGTGCAGCGTTTGACAGTGATACAGTACGAAGGAATCACGAAAGACTAAACAGCAACCGAGAGCGTGGGATATTCTCTACCTACCTAGATGATCCCCGTAAGCGCGGTGTCTTGATGTCTAAACAGGCTGATCTTATATCATCATTCGCTGGCCCTAAGAAAGAGTTTACCCGTGAGGACGCAGCCAAACTTGTCCAGATAAGAAAGGAAATGGAGGAGCTTGAGGTTTCCCCACACTTCAAAGAGTTCCAAGAGGCTACTGGGTTTGTTGATTCTTGGGGTGAGTTCTGGGGGTTAAAGGAAACTCCGGCTATTTTAGCTGAAGTAACTACTGAATCCTTAGCCGCCCTACTCCATCACGGCTGGGATAAGATCGGTGCTGGGGTTGCTGGCGGTGCTGGCACTGGTGCTGCTGCTGGTGCTATAGGTGGGCCTCTTGCTGGAGCTACTGCTGGTGCTGGTGCTCTGTGGGGAGGTGCTGCTGGAATGGGTAAGACATCCTATAACTTATCTGCCTCCTCCAAGTTCCTAGAAACCATCGAGGCTACTGTAGGCAGGGATGTGATGGACGACCCTCAGGCTTTGTTTGATGTCATAAATGATCCTGACAAGATGAAGCAAGCAAGGGCGAAGGCTATTAAGTACGGCTTACCTGTGGCTGTATTTGATACTATGTCTTTGGGCATTACTGGAAGGGCCGCTACCGTGGCTGGAAGAATTTCCACTGCTGCTGGCTCCAAGGCTAAGGCGATAGGGGCTAGGACTTCCGCTAAAATACCAAAGACGGGGTTATTAGATGAGGCTGCTAGGATTTCCCTTTTGGGAACCGAGAAAGCCGCCCCGTTCCTAGCCCCGACAGCTTTTCAGGGTGTGCTTGGTGGTGCTGGTGATGCCTTTGGTCAGTTGGCATCCGAGGGTAAGATTGACGATTGGAAGAGTGTATTCCGTGAGGGTATAGCAGAGTTCGGGATGGCTCCATTTGACCTGACTGTAGGGCATCTAACCAAGGACATGACCCCAGAACACGCCAAGGCACTTAATGATAGGATTAATGATTTCAGGAAAGCTGGCGTTACTTCAGACCAGCAGAAAGAGGGTGTTCAGATAGATTTGGATCGTGGAGACTTAACCAAGGGCGAGGCTGAAGTATACAATTTACACATTGACGAGGTTTATCAGGTAAAGAGTAGGGACGAGAAGGCTATTCCCCCAAGTGAAGAAGGTGCTATATCCAGAACCGGACACAAAGAGGCTCTGAAAACAATCAACGCTGCTACAGACAGAGCCATAAGGCAAGCAGCCAGAGATTATGCAGCAAGAGCAAGCCAGACACCAGATGCCCAACCTGTATCTGAGATTGTTGTAGGCAAGGTGGCTGATGTTGACAAGTACAATTCCTTGGAGGATGCGGAGGAAAGACAGGATATGGTAGACCGTGATATCGTCACCATAGAAAGGAATCCATCTGCCGACAGACTGAAAGAGATAGCAAAGAAGAAGGGAATTAAAGCAAGCACTACTGTAACGGCGGCAGGGCAACAGAGACTATCCTTAAAGGGTGAATCAATGGAGCTTTCAAATGCAATCGAAATTCTTACAGGAGCATTGGGTAAAAAGGATTTCAGTGTTCTCGCAAGCCCT